TTGGAGAAATTGTAAATTACCTTGGCACATATTATATTTGCATTGCAAACAATGATGCATTAATTCCACCTTCTTCATTAGGTGTTTATTGGAATACATATTCATTTGTTGGTGCAACAGGAAGCCAAGGAATCCAAGGCGAACAAGGTATTCAAGGAGACCAAGGAATTCAGGGTATTCAAGGCGACCAAGGAATACAAGGAGATGCAGGCATACAAGGTATTCAAGGCGAGCAAGGAATCCAAGGAGTAGCAGGAACAGATGGAACAGTAATTGTTAACACAAACAACATAAAGTTTAACAATACTAATGCAATGGATGCACTTACTACAGGACAAAACAATATAGCACTTGGTTTTAATACACTTGATGCGATAACAGATGTAAGTAATTTGACTGCAGTTGGTAACAATGCTCTTCAATCCAACACAACAGGTAATCAAAATATTGCATTTGGTAAAGACGCTCTTAAAATAAACACAACAGGTAGTCGCAATACAGCCCTTGGTGCTGACACTCTTAATCTAAATATAATAGGCAATAGCAATACAGCAGTTGGAGCAACGGCTTTAAATAAAACTACTGGAAGCGACAACATTGGAGTTGGTCAGGCTGCTCTGTTTAACAATACAACTGGAAGCAGTAATATTTCTGTTGGTTCTGGCTCACTTGATGCAAACACAACAGGAAGCGGCAATGTGGCAATTGGAGCAGCAGCATTAGCAAAAAACACAACAGCAAGTAATAACACAGCAATTGGTACTTTTGCATCATCTTCTTCTACAGGTACAGGCAATACTGCTATTGGAAGATTTGCTCTTTCTGGTCTCACAACTGGTGCCAGCAATACTGCAGTTGGTAATGGTGCAGGTACTTATACAGGAACAACAACAGAACAAGTATTTGTAGGTACTGGAACAGGACAAAGCAATGGTAGTGGTGTAGTAACTATTGGCACAATTGTTGGTGGTACTGGTTATACTGATGGAACATACAACAGTATTGCTCTTTATCCACAAAACTTTGAATATTGGGGAAATGTTTTTTTTGCAAATATAACTGTCTCTGGTGGTTCTGTTACAGCAGTAACAGTTGTTACAGCAGGTTCTGGATATAGTGTTGGTCAGTCATTAGTTATAGTTCCTGCTAATTTTACATATCCTGCAGGATTACTTGCTGGTTCAGGATTTAGTGTTCCTGTTGCTTCTGTAACTACCACACAAAGAAACACAGCAGTTGGTAGAGGTGCACTACAGTTAAATCCAAATGGTTCAAACAACACAGTACTTGGATATCAAGCAGGTAGGTCATCAACTGGTTCATCAAATGTGTTTATTGGATATCAATCAGGACAAAATGAAACAGGAAGCAATAAACTATCTATTGCTAACTCAAACACAGCAACACCATTGATTGCTGGAGATTTTTCTGCAAGTACTGTAAGAATTAATGGTGCTCTTGAAGTTGGTGAAACATATATCAATAGAAGCAGCAATCAATTTGTTATTAAGAAAAATCAAAGTGCTGGAACAAATGCAATTGAAGTTGAGTTTGACCCATCAGGTGGTGGTAGCAATACCATGAGAGTTAATGGAGCATTTGCTATTAATTTAGGAGGACCTGGTTCATCTACTGGTGGAGGAAACACAGGCCAGTTTGCATTTGATAATGACTATCTATATATCTGTATTGCAGGTGGAGCACCAGGTTCTGCCACATGGAAGAGAGTGGCTCTAGCATCCTTCTAAAAAGCCTTCTAAGGCCCTTTTAAGACAGTTTCAGGGCGTTCTGGTCTTCCTATATCCAGGAAGGCTTGTAGTAAGCCAGAAAAGCATTTAATTAACCATAGAGATATGGTTCTCAGGAAACTCACAGAAAGAATTCATCTAATGTTCATTTAAGAAAAGGCTTTTTAGGTTGCAAGCCAAGGGTAAATGGTGTATACTTAAATATATATAAGAAAGAAAGATATCCTAATAGTTTTACAAACTATCTTTATATATAGAAGATATCTTATATATAGTAACTTGACAAATAGTTGATTTCAGGGTATAATTAATACATGACAACTAAAAAAGATATGGCAATAAGCCACGGATTAACAAGAGCAAGAATTATAAAAACCTTCCATAAGAATACAATGGTCCAAGATGACGGATGCATTGTTTGGACAAAAGCAACAAATGAAAATGGTTACGGCATTATGGGTATGCCTTATAGGCATGAAGATGGAAAAATGCGTACTGTGCCTATTTATGTTCACCGTTTTGCATGGGCCTTAAAGCATGGATTGGCTGCATTACCATTGGGCAGCGGATCAGAGCGTAGAGGCGACAGAATGGTTTTAAACCACATTTGTCATAACCGTAAATGTGTCAATCTTAATCATTTAGAGGTAATCTTACAATCTCAGAATACAAGTATACGTAAGAAAAGGCTAAGAAAGCCTAATGATGCCATTGTTGCAGATAACTTAGAGGACTTTATGGAGCAGATAAGGAATACCGTTCGTGAGTGAGAAAAAAAGGGGACGACCAAAGAAGGTAGAAGTAGCAATCTGGGAAGAAAAGTACTATAAACTCAGTGAAATGAGAGATAATCAGGCTATTAGAAGGACTTTAGAAGAGCGTATGTTTAAAGCCTTTGATAATGTACATACTTTGGCATTTGATGAGCCTATTAGAAGAATAGATGTATTATCTGTAAAAAGGAGAATTTCTGCTATACTTGATGAGTTATGACGGCACACCCCAAATATGGTTTCTCCAACAATCCTTTCTATTACTTAGGTAAGTATAAGACTACCCAAAGGCCAAGGGTATGCGAAAGATGTACCCAATCAGCCTATTACTACCATCATGATTGGGGCTGGTGTTGTGCAGCACACCTCCTAGACCTGGTAAATATAGGTGAAGTAGCCTTTAGTTGGGATGAGTATAAGGAGGTTTGGGATAGATGCGAGAGATTACTCCAGAGGGAGCCAAGGAAGTCTACTACTGCGAAGAATGCGGATGTGGATATGAGCGATGCTGCGGATTGGGAAGGGTTATAGGATGGGTTCACCATACGCCACCTCAGAATACAAACGGAACAGAAAGATAGTCCTTGAGGCAGCCAATTGGACATGCCACTATTGCGGTAATCCAGCAAATGAGGCTGATCACATACTACCTGTAAGTCTTGGCGGGACCAATGAAGCAAGCAATCTATTACCATCATGTAAACAATGTAATAGCGGTAGAGGCAATCAAACATTCAAACGATTAAACTATTGGAATAAGAGATACTCATAGTGGACATATGTGGATATGGTGGTTTGGATACTCTTATAAGAGCGGACTTTCTAAGGCCTGTCCATATAGTGAGACAAACCATCTCAAACCCTGAGACAGGGATATCCCGCATATGCCCATATCACAACTACGAAGGTTTGTCAATAGGCCGCAAAATCGCAGGGGATAAAGAAGGATATCCATATCCATTGGTATAACAAACCCTATAGTTGGCATATGCTCAATATGCGGATACGAAGGTTTGGGATATTTGGTTTGAGATAAAAAGATATAGGGTTTTTTATTTTTCATGCTGAAAACCCTGATAGAGTATAATAGAAACCAGAAACTATAAATAGTAAAAGGAGCAACATGAGAACAGGTATGAGCCAAGGCCCTAGAAGCCTTAGAGATGTATCAATAGTAAACGAGCCATTAAACCTAGACCACACTTTGGCAGATAGTGTGAGATTATCCATATCCAAGGCTACATGGCTAGATGATGTAGATATGGCAGCAGCCAAACAAGCAGTCCTATTAGCCGAAACCATAGATGCCCATCCAGATAAGCGTCATCAAAATGCACCTATCCTGATTGGGCTATTGGCAAACCTTGGTCTTCTAAACAATAGAAAGACTTCAGAAATGTCACCAGCAGATATGTTGGCTGCTATTGCTAATGGTTGATTGGAAGCCTACTTACAGTACCCTGCCACTTTCGCCAGAGTTTCCTACTGACGGAAACAAGGTTATTAATATATCTCAAACACTATGGCGATTGCCAGAAAAGAATGACGAGATATTGGTATTAACAGACTGGCAGAAGTGGTTAATCCAGCATGTCTTAGAGAGATACCCAGATGACTACCACGACCCTTCTAAGGCAGGTAGGCTGAGGTATAAACAAGTAGTAATATCCATGCCTAGAAAGAACGGAAAGAGCCTATTAGGTGCCTTATTTGCCCTCTACGGTATGCTCCTGCATGAGCCTGCACCTGAAGTAATCTCTGTGGCAGCCTCTGCGGATCAGGCCAAGATAGTCTATCGCAGGCTAAAACACCAGGTAGATTCAAGTGAATTGCTTGCACATTTCTTTAGTAAGTCTACGGAACATAGAGGACTTTGGACTAAAGACGGTACAGGTATATATAAGGTTATTGCAGCAAAGGCAGCAACAGCACAAGGACTGCATCCATCCCTTGTAGTATTTGATGAGTTGCATGTTGCTAATGAGGATGTGTGGACTGCAATGAGTCTTGGTTCTGCTACCCGCACAGATGGGCTAACGATTGGAATCACAACAGCAGGTGACGACACAAGTAATCTCTTAAAACATTTATACGAAAGAGGAATGGCAGCCATCCAAGGACAAGAAGACTTAGAAAGATTTGGATTCTTCTGTTGGGAAGCACCTCAAGGCTGTGCTCTAGATGATGAAGAGGCAGTTCGTATGGCTAACCCACAATTAGCAAGTGGCATCCTAAATTGGGAATCAGTCAAGAACGAACTAGCCACAATGCCTGAACCTGACGCTAGGCGTTATAGATTAAACCAGTTTGTGTCCTCAATGAACGCTTGGATACCTGTTGGAGCCTGGTCTCAATGCCCTGAAGGTAGACCTACCAACCCTGAAGTGTTTGCAATTGAGCGAACCTCTGGTTGGGAATATGTCAGTATTGTCACTGCACAGATGCAGGAAGATGGAAAGATAGCCACAGAATTAGTGGCATCATTAAATAATACAGACATTGATGGTGTGATTAAAGTATGTCTTGATTTAGCCAAATACGGAAAGCCCTTCATTATGGATGGAAATGTATTGGATGACCTGGGTTCTGCATTGAAACAGAAGGGTCTTCGTGTGCAAATGACATCAAATAAGGATATGATTTCTGCGTCAAACAACACATATAGTAGAATTATAAAGAAGCAATTAGTTCATCCACGAGATGAAATAGTTACTCTACAAATGCAAAGAGCAGTACGCAAGAATAGCGGAGAGTCCTGGAGGATTGCTCGCAAAGATAGCGGGACTGATATAGATGCAGCAGTAGGAACAGTATTGGCTATCTGGTTCGTGGAAACACAAATTAAACCACAGCAGATGGTACACTAAGGAGAAGTAATGGCAATATTAGATAGATTAATTAGCAGACTTGGTTACGAGTTAGAGCCTTTGTATGTTCCTGAGACAGAAAATCGTGGAATAGCAAACACTGCACCAGCAAGAGTAGAGATTGGTGTAACACCAACCACTGCACTTAGCCTTGTTGCTGTGTCTCGTGCCACATCAGTATTAGAAACTGCAATCATGCAGATACCTGTAAATGTTTACAGAGGAAACACAGCATTACCTACACCACTTTGGTTAGAAACACCAGACATTGAGAATCAAATATCTCAAGCAGAGTGGCTTGGCACAACATTAATGCACATGGCAGTTTACGGAAATGCTTTTTGGCATATTAGCCGTGGCCCAAGAGGAATTGTAAACATTACAAACTTACATCCAACAGATGTAACAGTAGCAGTAGATGGCGATGGAAAGATTTACTACACATACTTTTCAAAGTACTACTCAGCAAGAGATATTAAACATCTTAAATTATTTCACAACCCAAGCCCAACACAGTTGCTTGGTGAAGGACCACTACAACGCCACAGATCAGTTCTGCGTTCAGCACTTGACTTGCATAACTATGCAGACAATTGGTTTAGAACAGCAGCAGTACCAACAGGTACATTAACAACATCAGAATTTCTTTCTGCAGATGTCGCAAGACAAAACAAAGAAGCATTCGTTGCATCTCAGCAAGAAAGAAGTATTGCTGTCCTTTCATCTGGACTTAAGTATGATTCAATTACACTAAGTCCTGAGCAGGCACAATTCCTAGAAAACCAGAAGTTCATAACACGCCAGATTGCAATGATGTTTGGTGTTCCAACTATGTATCTTGGTATGGGCATTGAAGGACAAGGCATGACTTATGTCAACGGTAACGAAGACAGAGCAAAATTATTCCAAGATGGATTGCAGCAATATATTGTCCGCATCCAGCAAGCAATTACGGATCTTCTGCCAAGAGGACAGTACGCTGAGTTTAATTTGACTGAGTTCCTTCGTCCAAATACAAAAACACGATATGAGTCATACGCAATTGGCTTAACAAATAATTTCTTGACAGTTAATGAAGTCCGTGAGATGGAAAACATGTCAGAAATAACACAACAAGAAGCCCCAGCAGATGTCGTTGAAGACGACGAACCTGTGGCCTAAAATGGAGTAATGAATATGAATGAAATGATTACCCGCAGTTTTGAAATAAGAGCAACTGATACTGAGAAGCGTGAAGTTTCTGGTTTGGCTGTTCCTTATAATGAAACAATAGACATTGGTGGAGGCTGGTCAGAGCGTTTTGAAAAAGGCTCAGTAGACCTAAACGCCAATGTTAAATTATTCCGTGACCACGAAGACATCATTGGTGTCGTAACTGCAATGGAAGAATCTGATGAAGGACTATTAATTAGAGCCAAGATTTCAGAAACAGTTTTAGGAAATGAAACACTTAACCTAGTTAAGGATGGAGCAATCCGTTCTTTCTCAGTAGGTTTTATTCCTGTAACAGATGTAAAAGAAGACAAAACAATAATTCGTAAGAAGGTAAATCTTAAGGAAGTATCCTTAGTAGCATTTCCCGCATACGACAAGGCTGAAGTACTTTCAGTCAGAGAAGAAACCAATCAGGAGGAAATATCCATGGAAAACACAACACCTGATTACACTTCAGCAATTAACGAAGTTCGTAATCACGCAGAGGAGTTGGAGCGTCGTCTAGATGTTATTGCATCAGAAAAGACACCTTCAGTCTCAGTACCACAATTCCGTTCATACGGAGAATATGTAAAAGCAGTAGCAGCAGGAGACCTTGATGCTCACCGTACATTTACAGGAGCAGACTCAGCAGATTCAATCATGAAGAACGCTTGGGTATCTGACACAGTTCGCATTGTAAACAATGGTCGTCCAACATTTAACCTATTCTCAAGAGGCCCATTGCCTGCTGACGGAATGAATGTGGAATACCCAATCATAAATACCAACACACTTGATGTTGACCAACAGGTTGCAGAAGGCGATGTCCTTGCTTTTGGTAAGTTAACACTTACATCAGCAACAGCACCAATCAAGACCTACGGTGGTTGGACAGAAATGTCACGCCAGGTAGTTGAGCGTTCATCAATCAACTATGTTGACACAGCATTCCGTGCAATCGTTGCAAAGTATGCAGCAACAACAAACGCAGCAGCAATTGCAAAAGTTTATGCAGAAGATGCTAACTTTAACCAGGTATCACTTGCAACATTTGATACAGACGATGTTCTAGAAGCACTTGCAGATGCAGCCGTTAAAGTTAACCAGGAAACTGGTTTGCCACTACAGGCACTTCTTGTAGGTTCAACAACATTTAAAAATCTTGCTAAAGCAGTAGATGGTTCAAACCGTCCACTACTTTCAAATGTAGGTGCAACACAAAATACATTTGGTTCAATTAATCCACTTGGCTTGACAGGAAACATTCTTGGTCTTCCAGTTGTACTTGATCCAGCACTTACTGCAACAGGCATGTATGCATGGAACGCAGCAGCGTTGACTTCATACGAGTCATCTGGTGCACCATTCCGTCTAAATGACGAAGAAATCACAGCATTAACGAATTCATTCTCAGTTTATGGATACCTTGCACTAACCTGCCAGGAGCCAAAGGCTGCAGTTCGTTTCAACATTGCTTAATAATTAACAAGGAGTAAGATTATGGACTGGACAGACTTAAAGGCTTATGTAGGTGCGTCAAGCACTGATGATGCTTATGTAGAAGAATGCTGGGATACATCAAAGGACTTAGTTGCAAGTTATATTGCATCTACCAAAGTTCCTGTTGGTGTGCTAAAGCGTTGCTATCTTGAAGTAGGTTCAGAACTATTTAATCGTCGTAACGCACCAATGGGTGTGGCTCAATATGCAACATATGATGGTGCGCCATTAAATACTGCAAGAGACCCACTCGTTGGTGTGTATCCTTTGCTTAACAGATACATGGTGAGATTCGGATGAATTTAGCAACGGTAAGAAGTGAATTAGAAAGTGCCATCATTCTTGGTGGTATCTCAAAGGTTTACAAGTTTGTGCCAGCAAGACCTAATCCACTTTGTGCGATTATGGAACCTGACACTGAGTTCATTACTGTATATGCAAACCAATATGAGGCAGACTATGCTTCTAATTGGAAAGTACTTATCTTAGTACCGTATGCAACTAATGAAACAGAGACAGAAAATCTTGACGACACACTTGATACTCTTATCCCTGCAATTTGGGAATATACATCAGCAAGAACATTAACCGTAGATAAGCCATTCATCCAAGAGGTAAATGGTTCTAGGTTTTTAGCAACAAACATAAATATTTCAATAGACATTGAAGGAGGAAATTGATATGGCAAGAATTAAAGGCAAATCAATAATCTTTGAAGTTGACGGAACAGAGTACGCAGGTCAGACAAGTAATGTTGTCTTCTCATCTGCAGTTGGTACTCTAGGTTTTGGTGACTACACAGATTCATTAGATTTCACATGCGCTGTAACTGGATTCCAGGATACAGCAGCAGCATCACTACACTCAGCACTATGGGCTGATCCAGGAGCAAGTGTAACAATCTCATTTGCACCACATGGAAACGCAACACCAACTTCAGCAGAACCATGGTTTACAGCCACAGGTTATGCAGAGACTGTGCCAGATATTGGTGGAGCAGCAGGCGAATTTTTCGTCTACGACATCAACTTTATTTTAGATGGTAAGCCAACTAGAATAAATTCATTCTAAGTAAGTAGTCATGGCAGAGGCAATAACTATCCAGGGTGTTAAGGAAGTCACAGACTCTCTTAATAAATTGGCTAGAGACTTAAAGTCAAACATAGAACTTAATAAAGAACTAAGTACGACTCTATCTCAAAAAGCCTCTGCCTTGGCACCAAGATTAACTGGTGCTTTGGCTTCATCTGTTCAAGGTAATCCTTCAGCAGAGAAAGCACAAATCTTAGCAGGTGGTGCAGGAGTTCCTTATGCAGGAGTCCAAGAATATGGATGGCCTGAAAAGAATATAAACGCACAACCTTACCTAAGACCAGCAGTACATAACAACATGGGTTACATCATTGAGAAATACAATGACAGTATTCAAAAGGCAATAAAACAATATAACTTAAACTAACAGGAGGCAGTAATGAACGACTTTGATTTAATGAATACTCTCAAGTGGAAAGAACTTGCAGAAGTAGAACAATACTTAGATTTACCAATGGATGAATGGACTGAAGGCAAGTCCAAAGCCAAATTAGCATTCGCTATGCAATATATGATGGCAAAGCGAACCAACCCATCCCTTACAATAGGAGAAGCAGAAGAAATGTCAATCCAACAGTTGACTGACCTTGCTGGAGTTGAATTCACAGTCCCAAAAGAAGTGAATCCAGCCTAACAAGAATGGCGGAGTTCTGTGCTGAAACAGGATATACGCCAGATCAGTTTTGGGACATAACGCTGGAGGAGTACGGTGCAATTGTGACAGCACTTAACAGGAGGAACAAGAATGGCTAATCAAATAACGATTGATATTGTTGCTCAAACCCAAAAACTCACTGCTGGAATTAATGATGCCAATGGCCAGATAGATGGCATGAATTCAAAATTAAAAGGCATTGCTGGTGCTGCAGGTCTTGCTGCTTCTGGATTTCTTGCAACAAAAGGCCTAACTTTTCTTAAGCAGGGCATTGATGAGGCTAAAGAAGCAGCAGAAACAATGCGAGCAGCCACTGCTACATTTGGAGAAGGCTCTGTTGCATTACAAAAGATTACTGCTGATGCTGATAAGTTTGCTAAAGTACTTGCAGTTGATAATGATGAATTAATTGCTTTAGCAACACAGTTAGGCTCAAGACTGCCAGCAGAAATACAATCATCATCTGTTGAACTTGTTAAATTATTTAAAGATGTAGAAGCATTTACTGCTGGTGCTGTAACTGCAGAAGGTGCAGGAAATAAACTTGCTAAAGCCTTTGCTGATGGTGAATTAAAAGCAACAGAGTTAACAAAGGTGTTTCCAGGTCTTGAGCAATCTGTTTATGACCAAGCAGAAGCATTGTCTAAGGCTGGAGATAATCAAGGTGCACTTAATTTATTGGTTGAAGCAGGTTCAAAGAAATATGATGATGCTGCTGCTAAGAATGTTACATCAACACAAAAGTTTGAAAAATCATTAGCAGATTTTAAAGAAGAACTTGGTTCAAAGGTTTTGCCAATACTTGAAAAGGGTATTGACTTCCTAACAAGATTATTTGAAGCATTTGATTCATTGCCAGGTCCAGTTCAGAATATTATAATTGCATTAGGAGCACTTCTTATTGTTGGTGCATTAACATTAACATTCTTAGCAAGCATGAAAGCCTCATTAGTTACGCTTGGAATAACAAGTGGAACAACTGCTGGAGGAATAGGACTTGCAACAGTAGCAACTAACTTATTCAATTTAGCGTTAAAGGCTATTCCAATTCTTGCAGTTATTGCATTAATTGTACTGCTTGTACAAAACTGGGATAAGGTTACAGAAGCAGTTGGTAAAGTCTGGGAAATGATTAAAGAATATCTACCAAAGGCCTGGGAAAAGGTAAAAGAGTTTGCTGGCAAAGTTATTGGCTTTGTTAAAGATGTTATTGAAGCATACTTGGCCCTTCCAGGAAAAATATTTGAGATTGGTAAAGATATTGTAAAAGGACTTTGGAACGGAATACAGAACATGGCTGGCTGGCTTAAAGACAAAGTCGTAGGATTCTTTAAGAACCTTCTGCCTGACTGGGCTGAGAAAGCATTAGGAATTAAATCTCCATCTAAAGTATTTGCGGGTATTGGAAAGAATATTGTTTCAGGTCTTGCAAGCACATTTAATATTGGAACTGCTGCTAAGGCTATTACAAAACCAACAACTACTGTGCCAAGACTAACTTCATCAAACACAATTTCAACACAGAAGCCAGGAGTTAACATTACAATCAATGCAGGTCTTGGAACTAATGGTGCAGCCCTGGGTCGCCAGGTATCAAGTGCAATTAAGCAATACGGCAAAGTAAGTACGCAGACGAGGTTCTAATGATAGTTGCAGATGTATTCAAAGTATATTTATATGCAGACCCAATACTTGCACTTAATGATTATACATTTGATGATGGAGAAGATATTACTTCTGGAATAATTAATGTTGATATACAATACGGAACTGACATATATGAAGGACCACAGCAACAAATAGATACTGGTCAATTTACAATTGTAAGTCGTAATCCAAACCTTGACCCAAAGATTAATGCTAACCTAAAATATAACTCAGGAATTAAATTTCGTGATTTAAGGTCTGGAGAATTTTTTAGAGGTTATGTAACAGATGTTCAGGTAGAATACCAAAGAAAAGATGACCCAATAATTACAATTACTGGAACAGACATCTTTGGTGCAATGCAAAGAGTTGTAGTTGACCAGGATACTCACGATTCAATCATGGCATTAAGCACTGGTCCAACTTGGAATGGATTAACATTTAGCGAATTTATTCCTTACATGAATGACTTTACTTCAAAATATCTTGACCTTAATGCAATTGTTCCAGCAAATTATCCAGCACCTGCAGGATTTTGGTTTACTGCAAGTCAAGCATATGCTGAACAAAGTATTGGAAACTTAGGATATTCTCCAGCAAAATATATTCCTCAAGTTGGAGAAAGTTATTTAGATGTAATAAATAAATATGCACAAACAAACATGACTTCTTTTTCAGCAAAAAACGATATGGGCTCTCCTTTAAGTTATGACTCTGTTGGTGTTTCTTCATTTGCAAAATATGACCCAAATTATTGGTCACCACAACAAGACCCAATGTTAGAATACACAACTTATGATTTTAGTTCTGATCCTGCTGATGCAAGACCATATCAATCAATATTACTTAATAACGGATATAATAGAGTAATTAACCAAGCAGACATATCTAACGAATATAGATATGTAGATACTGGTGAGTTAAAATCTCAGTCAGAAAGTTTTACACGCACAGCCTCACAATCAATAGAAGACTATGCAATTTCAAGAGCAAGCATATCAACAATCTATCCAGAAGATGCAACACTTTCTATTGCTGATTGGGCAGATGGTTACTCAGAAAACATATTCCAAGTAACTCAATATCCAGGCCAAGAGATACAGCAAATTACATTTGATAACGCAAGATATGAAGATGTAGAAAATGATTTTTCATATTCTGGGTATGACCTTAATAGAATAGTAAGAATAAAACATGAAATTAATGATACTGAAACAATTGATAGAATATATGACATTGCTGGAATATCGCACAATATTTCTCCAGACAACTGGGAAATGACTTTTACTTTAAAACCAAATGCACAAGAAGTTGTATTTAACTATCAAGGTTCATTGCCAACACTTCAAATGAATGCAACAAGTGGCGATGCTAACTTTAACTTTATAGCAACATTAATAGATTATGACCCAGCAACTGTATCTGATGTTGTTTGGGCTTTAAGTGCAACACAATCAAATGAACTAACACAAATGTGGCCTTATGCATATTCTGGCAACATGTTTAAAAATGGAGTACCAAGAACAGGAGTAACTCAAACATGGAACTTTGATGATGATGGAATTCTTGAACAATATTCTTTTGACCCTGATTCAACATTTTCAAATCCACTTGATAATCGTTATGGCGGTTATGGACCTGGAAATTATACAGTTTATGCTTATATTCAATTGACTAATGGATTTACTGCTGTTCTTGAACAAAACTTAGTAGTTGGTACTCCAGTAGTTCAAGCAGATTTTGGTTGGACACAAAACCTTACAAATAATTTTGGTGAAGTAACTTTTATTGATACATCAGTTAATCATGAAACTGGAGAAGTTGATTCTTATGCTTGGGATTTCGGAGATGGAACAACATCTGCAGAAAGAAATCCAATACATCAATATAACCCAGCCCCAGATGAAACTGAATACAGTGTTAGTTTAACTGTTTATGCTTTTGGTGAAGGCGGAACTAAAATTTATAGTACACACACAGAAACAGTAACACTAGTACAGCCAGAAATGACTGCAGATTATACATTTTCAGTATTTGGTAATGAAGTTACATTTACTAACACATCAATAAATGTTGGTTTTGAAGAGCCAGATGCTTATCTTTGGAATTTTGACGATGGCCAAGTGTCTACAGAAAAAAATCCTTTTCATGTTTTTCCTGCACCAGAAGATGAAACATTGACATTTTCTGTAACATTAACAATTAGAAATATTTGGGAGCAAACTGAAAGTATTACTAAAACAGTAACTATTGTTGCTGAAAATGCAACTGGCTCATTGCCAGTTAGATATATACAATTAAGACAAGGAACTATGTATGGATTGGTTCCAGCAGACAACGGTACTAATATGTTTGCTGTTACATCACACAATAGTACACTTAAGGCTAGAACTTCAAAAACAAAAGCAGATTTGTTATATTTAAAACCAATAATTAATACAGAAAAAACAAATGTAACTCTTATACGTTTGGAAGGAGACCAATTAAGCGAACCTGCTTTGACTACATCATTAACTAGTGGTTTAGGAATGAGTATTAGAAGAAATATTTTAAATGCAGCAACTAATTTTAAAATAACTATAGACCTTCAGGAGCCAACAAACTATATAAATGATATGACTATGCTTGCAACAGATCCATATTGGTACACACCAGGTGCTTTTGCTGAAGTAGATGTTTTTACTACAACAGAAACTGGAACATTAGCAAATCCAGATACAGCAACATGGTTTAAAATTGGCTCTTTTGAAACTGAACTGTTTTCTTTTGGTGGTGAGTCTAGAACAGAAACTTGGTCTCCAATTAGACCAATGCCTTTAAATGTTCCTTATTTTTATTATACAATTACAAATCATACCGCATCATTTACATCAGTTGAAACTGCAGACTCATATTTATGGACATTTGGGGATGGAACAACATCTACATTAAAGAACCCAGTAAAAACATTTCCTCGTCGTGGAACATATAATGTAACTCTTGCTGTTACAACTGGCGGTATAGTAACAAGAACAACTACTGAACCAGTAATAATTAAATCACTTGTTCCGTTTAATGTCAGACATGTTAAGTTTGTGCAAAATGAACACACTGGAACATATGCGTTTGACACACCAACACTTGTAAATTTTAAAGCAAAAAGAGGACCTTACGAACAACCAGTAAGTACTTATGCAAGAACAGATTTTCAATATGAAGATTATCCAATGGATATATGTAATGCTGGTACTTCTTCACAATCTGTAATTCCAATCACTTCAAGTTCAGGTTCAACTCCTTACAATATGTGGTTTTCATATGGTGGACAATGGATGGCTGTTGGTTACAACAATATATTTGGAATTAGAGCAAAATCTTTAGATGCATCATTTAGAACATCTTGGAGTTTAGTTGTTGATTTACAGCGTGCACATGAAGGAATTGAAGATATGCAAGTAGATTTAAGAAGAGACCAAATAAGTGTGGGTGCTCCATATCCTGCTGCTGCAGGAATTAGTTATTCAGTCTATGTTACTAATGTAACAACAGCAACAATTAATCCATTAACTGTTCCTTGGACTAAAATTGGTGATTTTGTTCCAACAAATATTCCTACAGGTACTCTTGGTGGAACACAAACCTGGATAATTGAAGCACCTGAAACATATTACATAATCCCATCATAAATTTCTAGACTGCCTCTAGAAAAAGCAGAACCCTCTCCACTATGTCTGATAACTAAAGGAGAGGGTTTTGTTAATTAATCTTCTAAACTTGGTTGCACCTCTGGCAGTAGGTCTACCTCAACCCTTTTAGGTTCTTTCTGCTTAATTTTAGGACGATATTGATTTTCAGCAAGAAGAATAAAAATTTCATCTACCCGCTTTTCTAGTCGCGTTACTTGGTCTTTTATGCTGGTCCCTGAATTTGGCTTGAGTTCAGATAGGAACTTACTAATCATCCATTTGGAGAAACCAAAGAAGGCTCCAAGGATCGTGGCTGCTCCTGCGAAGAGGGCAGCAATAATTTCAGGTTCAGTCAACATACATTAAGTATACAATTGATGTAGATTAACCTTTGGAGGAATCAATGGAAACCCTTAATTTACTACCACCATCACTTGAATGGATGGTTTACCGTAACGACACCACAGCATTGACAATTGTCCTAGTGGATGAGAATGATGCTGCACTTGACCTAACAGACTGGACTTTTACAGGTAAAGTTAGAGAATACCCATCAGATGCAGCAGTATTAGTTACCTTGACCGTAACAAAGGATGAAAATGTATTGTCAGTAGAACTTGATAACTCAGACCTTCCAATCACAAGTTATTTTGATATTGAAGGAATTAACTCAACAAACTCTAATGTTTCCACAGTAGTTAGAGGAAGAATTCAGGTAGAAGAGGATGTAACGAGATGACTCTTGGATATGTAAAGGTAAGTTCTGAATCAGCATTACTTAATGGCGAAGTTGAAGTTATCTCTCCAAGTAAGATTAAAGTTTTTGCAGCAGGAATAGTTATTGCACAAGGTCCTGTCGGACCACAAGGGCCTGCTGGAACAAATGGTGCTACTGGTGCTACTGGTGCTACTGGAGCAACTGGTGCTACTGGAGCCCAAGGAATTCAAGGCATTCAAGGTAATACTGGAAACACTGGTGCACAAGGCATTCAAGGCATTCAAGGTGATGAAGGAATTCAAGGAATCCAAGGCATTCAAGGAATCCAAGGTATCCAAGGAATTCAAGGAGAACAAGGCGATATAGGAAATACAGGAGCAACTGGTGCTGCTGGTGCTGATGGAGACCATTACCACACAACATCTTCTACATCATTAGCAATTAACAATGCAACAAAAACATTAACTCTTGATGATGTTAATGTTGATTATTCAATTGCACAAGATGT